TGCCTTGTCTTTTACTTGTAGAGTCTTAACCGTTTTAGTGGCAGACTCATCGGGTTTAATTTCATTTTTGTAAACGGTAAAAAGGCGACTGTCTTGATCTTCGACCAGGAACCAGTCGCCGTTATCCCATTCACTAATGACTTTGACCCGTGCACCGGTTTTTGTGTGTTGGTAAAGCATGGACACCAGAAGTTCTGGTATTAGTTTAACCTAATCAGCTTACGGTGCGGTTAGGCAGATACGCTTCGATATCTGAGTAATCGGGAGCGGTGTCAGGAACGATGTAACAAGCTTCAACCAGGATGTACCCAGTGAGACCTGCGGCCACATCAGCATCAGAAAGATACACACCACCAGTGGCGGAAGTACCATCTGCACTACCCTTGGCATACACCTTGAAGGTGGTACCAGTGGTGAGTGTCTTATACGCACCGGTAACAGTAGGTGTACCAGAGGTGATAAGAAGGGGAGTAGAGCTAAAGGCTTGGCTAGCGCCTGAGAAGAAGATCTTGGTGGAAGCATCACCTGAAACTGTGGAAGCCAGGTAAGCAGCAGCAACAGGTTCGCCGGAAGCAGCTACGGGGCTACCAGCGTTATCGCGGCCAAAAGCAATTACGGTACCAGTGGTAGCATAAACGCCAGAAGCTGAACGACCATCACCCCAGCCTGAGGCAACGGAAATAGCAGTGCGATAAATGTAAGCGGATTGTACGGTGTCACCGCTGATCACCATCCCAGTGATGTCAGGACGGGTGTCGTCTTGACGATAAGGGGAAGGAATGATCACACTCATGGTTTGACCATAAGTTGTGGCGCTGCCAGAGGCCCAGGTCACGGGCACATAGCCACGTTGTTGGAAGTAGCGCCAGCCGGGAATAGCAAGAACAGCAGTGGGGCCATCCTTGGAAGCGTTAACCGTGGTGCCACCGGTGGTATCAATGTTTTTGTACCAGCCGTTGAGGGCTTCTACCCAGTTGCCGGGGTAGATCTTTTTAGTAGACAGGTAGGTCATTTATCTCTCCGTGTTGGTTTACTTATTGATATCAAAGAATGCCGTCATCGCTGACGAAGCTGTATGCATTGGTAACGAAGTCCTTGTTCAGGATTTCAAAACCAGCGTACAGTTGCCAGATCAAGATGATGAAGCGGCTGAAGTCATCATTGTTATTGATGAGCACTTGAGCGTTAGGACCACCAACACCCACGCCAATGGCTTGGGGACCGAAGAAGAAACCTTGGGCAACTTCTTGGCTGGTGTAAGAAACGCTGTCAGTGAAGCTAGCGGCAACGTTCTTGGTTGGGAAGTTGGTTGATTCGTAGAACTTCACACCTTCAAACTGAACGCCAGTAGGCATTACAGGTTCACCAGCAAGGAAGTAACCTTGACCAGCTTGAGGGCCTTGGTAGAAGCTGGTATTGTTAGGCATCATGGGGTTACCCATGTACATGCCTTGACCAGGGTTACCAGAGTAACGAGCAATTTCACGGAAGTCAGCGTCACGACGCAGGTGCATCATGAACGTAGGATCGCAAATGCAACGATACAAACCATCAGAGAAGGTAGGAACGTTACGCTTACGCAGATCCTTGACAACGTTCAACAAGTCAGTTGAAACGTGGAATTGCTGAACTTGTGCTGCGTACTCAGCAGTGGTGTAAGCAACTTGACCAGAAGAGTTCTTGTTCTTACCACCAGCGAAGTAGTAACCACCTTGGGTGGTAGAAGCTTCACCATTGGCTTCTGCCTTGGCAAGTTCGTCAATGAACACACGGTCGCGCCACCGGCGGTAGTCGTCCAAGAGGGTCAATGAACCAATGGACTGGTGGAACATATTCAGATTACCTGTATCCAGAAGGAGACGTTGGGCGGTAATCAGGGTTTCCCGTGCAATCTTAAAGGTTGAAGGTTGGGTGGGATCAGACGGGTCAGCGGGACCAGTGTATTCCTTAAGCACCACAAGGACTTTTTCCTTGGTGATGTTACGGCTGTTGGCGGTACCGATGGTTTGATCGGAGATCCGTTCGCGGCTGTCCTTAGTACCAGGAGTACCCCAGAACTTGTAGCGATCTAGTTGAACGGTTTGGCCAGGTTGGCGGGTGAAGTCATGGACCACCACAGGCTCAACAGCCATTTCGCAAATATATGCGGGGTGGGGCCGATACAGTTCGGCACCAAGAATCTTCGGAAAATCGTTATCAATAAACACTTGGTTTTATCCTCCGGTGTCGTAAAGAAATTTATCGGTGAAAGATTCAGACATGAACATGTCTTATCTTTATGAATTTTAGCAGGTATTAATTTAACTATTGATAATAGCCAGTGATACCTGCTGATCCGGTGGTTTGTTTATAACGTGCACCGGGTGAATTACTAGAGCCATAAGACTCTGGATCAAGGGACTGTTGCTGTGGTGCAAATCCAGGAACATTTAGTGCTCCTGGAATCATGCCAGCGGCTTGACCACCAAGGGCAGCAAGACCAGCAGAAACAGGAACAGCAAGACCGGCAGCACCTACTTGCAGGGCTCCAGGGGAAACATTGTGCGTGGCTTTGTCAATATTGAGTAAGCCTTGGCGAATGTCTCCCAGGGCTGTTGCCCTTAATCCCTGTTGACGCTCAGCAGGTATTTTTTCAAGTTGTTTTGCAACTTGTTTGCCTATCGGAACAACAGCATGAGATTGCAAAGATCCTGCTACTACTGGTGCATATTTACCTGCAAGAGTAATACCTGCACTTCTGGCACCTTTAAGGCCAGCGGCAGTACCAAGAGCAGCACCAAGTCCACCTAGAGCGGCAACACCTGGTTGTTGATCTTGGGCAAGCATCCCACCAACCGCAAGACCTGCAGCGGCGGGAATACCATACTTAATTAGTGGACGCATGGTCTCACTCCATTACAAACAGTTTGTTTGCAACAGTGCCAGGTTGGGCTTGGTTCAGAATGCGCCAAGCATTTTGGGGATCACGTGCCATTGCTTCGTTGAAGCCGCCCCAGAAGTTTTGGGGTTGTTGGGGAGCGGCAGCAGCGGGAGGAGCAGGGAAGTTACCATAATCGGGAACTACTTGCTCAGTGCGGTAACCAGGAGTTTCCAATTGAGCCTCGCTTTCATATACGGGATAAGGACCTTCAGGACCGAAGAACTTCAGGGTGTAGTCACTCAGTACATCAGGGTTGGTAAGAATTTCGTTATAGGCGAGATTCTCTTGGTGTTCGTTTACACCAAATTCAGCATAATTTTGCAGGAGACCTTGGGCTTTTTGGCCCCAGGAAACTGCACTGTCCAACATGCCTTCAAGTTGAAGGGCGTAGTTATTTAGGACGGCTGGTGCCTCTACCCCGAACGCGTCGATTACCTGACGGCTTTCGTTGCTCAGGTTGAGGTAGTCCGCTACTTCCGCCAGTGAGGGACTGGAGGAGGTTTGGGAATAGTTGGCTGAGGATGCCTGGTTGGGATACGAGGTCTGCGTCTCCCAGCTGGGCGTAGGTTGGGCGCTGGGAACCTGACCATAATTGGCCGGGGCGTACGTTGTCGTCGGAGCCGAGGGTTGCGCCTGGAAGGGGGATTGGACTGGTGCGCTCAGCAGTCCCACTACTTTGTTGAACGCCGATTCCCACGGATTGCTCTGGGGCGCCGCTTGTTGGGATTGGGGGGCGTACTGAGTAGGGCTTGATTGGTAGTTGGTAGCTACCTGAGCTGGGACTGCTTGCGGGTAACTCGTACCCACTTGATAATTGATTGGTCCCTGGTAGGCCGGTACTGGGGCTTGGGGCGCCGGAACTGCCACGTAGCTGCTCGGCGCTACTGCTGCCTGTACTTGGCTCGTCTGTGGGATCGATTGGACGGTAGCGTCCTGCATAACTCATCTCCTTTTGTAATGCTTCTAATGTACGATACAGATATGGAGTTAGATCCAATCTTGGATCCGCAGCCATCGGTAAGTCCGGTGATTGCGGGTGAGGAGTCTGCATCATACCCCCCACCAGGCGAGAGAATTGAGAGTATGCACTCTGTAATTCATTCACCATCCTGAACGGGAACCCAGATAACATCTCGGCCCGCTCCTCTTCCGTTTTTGAGGGGAAGAGGTATTTCAGTGCTTCAATGCTATCAACACCTAATTCCTGTAGGTTCCTAACAACAATTGAGTTGTTAAGAATATCTTGTGTTGAGTCTTCATAAACAGGACCCAGCCAACGCCATTGGAGCGTCACATCTCCATCTGGAATTAGTCCTAATACACCAGGTGGTATTTGTTGAGTCTTAAGACAAGCCATCATTATCTTTTTGACTTGGTCCTCAAACATACCCATAGCTTCGTTATATGCTGCTGTGTCTTCATCAGTAGCTTGCTCGGGAAGTTCCAAGGGTCTTTCGATTCCTGCAGCCGCTGCTAATGTGTTACGGAATAAAGTTTCTTCTTGGAATAAGATAAGTTCTAGACAACGACATATTCCATATGTGTAAATAGCAGTTGCCTTCTTCTTTGCAGTGGCAGATACTCTACCAAATAACGATTTATATTCTGTTGCAGTTACACCTGCAGATATAGATAGTTCGTCTACACCACCAAGAGATGTACGTATCTCTTCTCGATATTGACGTGCAAAAGAATTTTGATCTCCTGTGATTGCATCTGGAACAATGTAACCAACACGATCGTTAGGTTCAAGGTTTGCAATGATGCGTGGTACGCGAAGCTGACCATCGATACCGCGATAGATAGGATCAGATTTAAACTGAGATCTACTTAAGGGTCCTGCACCACCAAAGCCTGAGTTTGCTGCAATAGAAGGACGTTGCACAGTAGCGGTGTCACTACTCGATTCCATTAGGTCCGTTTTAGGACGAGAAGAAAGTAGGGTTGGGCTACCAAAGAAAGTAACATTCTTCCGCATGGTGCGCACCAAGTCATCATGCGTGCATATATGGTTGGCTAAGGCGTCAAATTCACCAACACCTTCCATTGAAAAACCTTTGGTATTGTTAAAGATTTCAACACAAGGAATAAAGCCAAGCGTATTTTTAAGTGTGGTGGTACGCCCAGAGTTCATTTGATAGTTAGTATCAAATGAAAGTTCTGCCTCCGAGTGTGTCTCTTCTATTGTCTTACGTTTAATTGAAAGACGAATATAACGTTTAACTCCGCCTTGTCCCATGGAAGCAGGACCTGTTACATCAGAAGATACAATGTCTTGTTGAAAGCCAAAACCTTGACGTATCTTGTAGCTATAGATAATTACAACTTCGTCTAACTCACCGTCAATGTTGTAGAAACTCCTATACTCATTACGTCTAAAGAAATAAAGGCGATAATTGTTTTCTGTAGGACGTATGTAAAAAAGACCTTGTCCATCACATAGGAAGTAGTCCCAGATGGAGTCTAGGCGTGTGTCTATTTGATTGAATTTAATTACACGGTCGATAAAGTCTTTGCGTTGATTACCAAAGTTATCTTGAGCTGGAAAGAATTCAACACCCTGGCGGATGCCAAACAACTTCATCTGTGCTAAGTGGGACGCGACAATGCCGGTATCAACGGAAGCTCCTCCATCCTTCTCGATGTAGGAATCAACAATCTCTTTAAGCCGGGCTTTAGCGTCCATTAATTATTACCTTTG